CCACACTACAGGGTAGCTGCCTTCGGGTATTCATAAAAATTATCCTATGCATGGAGGCGCTTTCAGTGATGAGCGAGCGTTAATTAAAATCAGTTTATTTCCAAAATATCAAGTCTCCTTTCAAGTGCATCATAAGTTACAGCATCCAAGTCCTTGTACCATTCCCGCGGGTGTAAATTCGAAGTTATCCAAATAGTAGTTGCCTTAAACACTACACTGGAACCTTTCACTTCAACAAGAACTGGATATCGGTCCAACCATCGGAGTAGGTGTGATATGCTAATACTTCCACGAAACTCATCGATGACCACGTTTTCCTGCCCACGATAACCATCCCAAAATTTGGACATAGGATCCTTAGGATAAGCATCCAAACTGGCTTCATCCCAGGCTCTTCTACTTTTTCCAGTACCTGTGGGGCCCCAATAAACTCGGCATGTCCTAACGATTGCAGTAGGCTGGGCATGTTCAACAGCAATTCTTTTGAGGTTCCCATAACAACGAATGTATACGTCGGCGGGGATAGTTTCGAAGTCTCCTCGCTTTGCACTTGCAAGGATAACGGCCCAATCCTTGCTATCATTCCGTTTGAAAGACCGTTCACCAAGTTCAAACTGAGTTCCTTCAATGCGGGTCTCTTCTTTCCACACATATTCCTCGGCTTTATCACTTTTCGTTGGCTCGGCATGATAGGGACCAAAGACTTTCCTGACATGACTGAGACGCTGTTGAGTTTTGAAGTAGACAAACAACTGCCAATGGAGGTATCCGACTTGAGATAATCCGAGTCCGTCAATTCCCATGGGCGTTTCTGTGCCCTGCTCAAGCTGGCCTTTGATGTAGGCGACACTGGCGGGCAAGTAGGGAGTGAACTGATGATGTGGGATTGTAAGCATCCAGTACCGGGCCTTGTCGGTGACTCTGGAGCGACCGGGCACTGAGACAGACTGTGTTGAGACATATTCCGAAATGTTGTTAATTTTTTTGTGGAAACAAGTTTGTCAAAATTTCCGGTTTAATACAAGAGGGCCACGACTCATGAATCAGGGGGATCGATCCGGGGGCTGAAAACAAACAAAACACGTCATTTATTATGATAAAAGAGGCAAAGTCTTCTGCTCATTAAATGGCAAAGTGGATATCTGATTAGTACCAGTAAACACCACGTTTTGCTCAAAATCAATCTCAGTACTAATAGCAACCGCTACAGGTGAAACCAATCCAAGAGTAGTAGTGGTATTAACCACCTTCTCGCAAGCAAATAACAACCACTTACCATACTTCAAACGCTGTTGAAGATATGTGTAGTTACCATTAAACATCTCCATAAACTGCTGAAAATTCATCTTGAAATGACTGCGTAAAACAGTACGATGTATAGCACCAGGCAATATAATAAACTTCTTCTTAACATGAACACGTCCTTGTAAAAACGAAGCCTTCGGAGGAATATCCAAAACTTTGGAACTAGCCTGCGAAGCAATAACAGAGATGTTACCATACAAAGGACCAGCCAAAAAATTATTGGAAGTACCAGCACCAGCGGGTACAGCACGATTAGTATACATCGTACCATTACCGGTTCCAGTATAAGTAGTAATTTCCAACGGGGTAGGAGCAACAGTTTCAGCATCTGTATTATCAAACGCTGAATTTGTGACATTCTGAATAGACATTCGACTAGCAACAGAACAATTCATAAAGCATTTGGCAGCTACCAACGTATGCTGAAACGACTGACTGGTAGTCTTAAAAGCAAAAGTATCAAATTGATACAAATTATCAGACCCATTAGCAACAATTTGAAACAAACTATTCAAAGCCTGACAATGTTCAAGATAAGTGAGAGTATTAGCTAATACAGCAGTTCCACTGGAAGTAAGGGCAACAGCAGTCGGATTCAAATAATAACTCAACACATAAATGGTATCACTAGGAAAACTAGCAACCTGAGTATCGCTTTTAACAACAATACCTTCCTTAGCCCACATATACTTAACAATAGCACGACACACATCAAAGGTAAACCTATCTTGCGCCATGGTACAATTACCAACATATACACACTGAGTATCTTTCACCAACTGGTTGCATTCCAAACGAGTATTAACTCCATTCTTGTAACTGACACGCTTGGAACGCTTAAACCGTGTTTTCTTAGAAACACGTTTACCACGCTTCTTATAAGTGCGCTTCTTAAAAGTACGACGACGACGGCCACCACGTACTGAAGTAGTCCCAACAGTTCTGATAGACTTAGGCGACATTGTTTGAGTTCCAATTGAATTTGAAGAAGTAGAAGCAACGGGAGTATCAACTTCCATAATAACAGATCTACGCGGAACAGTAGCTGGAGGAGTAGACGGAAGTGGCCGTGTATTCATACCAACTTGTTGAGGAGTAGATGGCATAGAATAACGAGCCCTAGCCATATGACGAGGAGGAGGGTACGTACCAGCATTAATACGGTTAAGGGCCCGATACGCTGCTGCCGTACCAGCGGCAAGGGAACCAAATCGTTGAGCTCTACGGACGGGAAATCTAAGGTTACGGATTTGAGCTCTTTCATGTCTGGTAAAGATGGGAGTTCTGGGCATATTTGCATTAATTTTAAAGAAAGCACCGGAAGAAACCCCTACAACACCCATGGCTCGACACTGAGAAAAGTCTCGTGTCTCGCCGATCTAGTAGGTAATACTAGCGAGACAAGCTCTTGGGGTACCTACTAGATCGATGGCCACGACTCAGGGGGATCTGATCCGGGGGCTGATTGGGGGCTGATTTCCGGTTATAAAAATTGATCAAACTGATCACAAATTGTTTCAACAAAAATGAACTGGAATAAATTGCCGCTAGAAATCAAACACATTATCCTGGACAAAGTCTGCTATGAACAACGGGGCCGTGCTGCTAACGCTTTAATGACTGTGCTGCCATGCCGCCCAGGTTTAAAACTTGCTATCGCCCGGTCTAAATTGTGCAAAAAATATCAACGTCTGGCTAAAAGAGTTGGCGACAGGGCAAGATGGGATCATTTCAATACCTGGTTAGCAACACCTGTCAGACGCCGAGTTTACGTACAACTCGGTCATGGAATGTGGGGCGACAAAAATGACTTGAAAAAGTTTCAAGGCAAAGCAGAAGGCAAGTTCAGAACAACTTTTGAATAAATACTTTTCCTAAATTCTATGTGTGGACGAGTCCCTTCGGCGCCCCTTCCGTTGTGGGGGCCCTACCCCACACTACAGGGTAGCTGCCTTCGGGTATTCATAAAAATTATCCTATGCATGGAGGCGCTTTCAGTGATGAGCGAGCGTTAATTAAAATCAGTTTATTTCCAAAATATCAAGTCTCCTTTCAAGTG